ACTGAAAACAGCATCACTGTACTGAACGCTGTTATTGAGTACACCAAAGAGCGTTTGATTATGACAGTAAACGATAAGGTGTATGAATTCTCGTCTACTGCTACATCACTTCCTGCTGCGGTCTATACACACAATGACCCAGATCATATCTATACCAGTATCACTTCATCTGGTACTGCTATCTATATTGCAGGATACTCTGGTATCCAATCCAATATCTATAAGTTTACACTGACTACTGCTGGTGCTATGCCAACACTGACATCTGCTATTACAGCAGCTGAACTACCAGTTGGTGAAGTGACCTATAAGATTGCTTACTACCTAGACTATATGGCTATTGGTACCAACCAAGGTATACGTATTGCTCAACTATCTAGCACTGATGGCTCTATTGCCTATGGTCCTTTAACTGTTGAGACTACTCAACCTTGTTATGACTTTGCTTTCCGTGATAGATACATCTGGGCAGCAACAGGTGTAGATGGTGATGCTGGTGTTATTCGTATTGACTTAGGGCAACCAACAGGAAGTCTTGTCTTTGCTTATGCCTTTGACTTATACGATCCTGATGACGCTATCAATAGTTACACAACTGCGTGTGCATTTATGGGCGAGACTAATCGCCTAGCATTTTGTAATGCTGGCAATGGTGTAAACGGAACCATCTATATAGAATCAGCAACAGTTTTACTTGCAGAAGGTTACTTACAGACTGGTTACGTCCGTTACAACACACTTGAACTAAAGATATTTAAGATGCTACAAGCACGTTTAGATACTACAAATGGTGGTCTACTTATTGATTCTGTTGATTCAGAAGGTAACGCTGTTAATATCGGTACCTTCGGTCAAGGTGGAACTGTACCTGAGATTAACATTAACTACCCTCAAGCAGCTCAACAGTATCTAGGCTTTAAGTTCACGTTGACACGTTCAACAACTGATACAACAAAGGGTCCACTTTTTACTGGTTATCAAATCAAGTCTCTACCTGCTATCCCACGTCAGCGCTTGATTCAATACCCACTCTTCTGCTTTGACCACGAGTCCGATAAGTTCGGTAACGAAGTTGGTTATGAAGGTTCTGCATATAACCGCTTGACTTCTCTGGAAGCGGTAGAAAATGTAGGAGATACAATCCAAGTTCAAGACTTTAGAACTGGTGAGGCATACCTAGGTCTCATCGAAGAGATGGACTTTAACAATAAGACTCCAGAAGATAAGCGCTTCTCAGGTTATGGCGGTTATCTCACAGTCACAATTAGGACGGTCTAATGCAACTAGCAGATTATGCAACCATTGCAGTAGCAGTATGTACCATCATTGGTGGATTTGTAGCATCTGTTAGATGGATGGTTAAACACTATCTCAACGAACTTAAACCAAATGGTGGCTCAAGTGTAAAGGACTCCGTCTCAAGATTGGAACGACAAGTTGAAGAAATTTATCGCATTCTTCTTGCTCGCAACAACTCTTAGCGGTTGCGGTTATCAAGGTTGGGTTCGTTATCCCTGCCAAGAATTTGAAAACTGGGAAAAGCCTGAGTGTGTCCCGCCTCAATGCAATGCTATTTCACAATGCACTAAGGACTTGTTACCGGAGGGATATAATGAGCCGTCAGCGCCTAGAACCTGAAGAACTACACGCTAGATTAATCGTTGCTATTGGAGTTATCCTAGCAATTGTATTTGCTGGATCTGTATTTAGTTTGCTCTATGCGTTCTTGTTTATCACTCAACCGTTAGGTGAACAAGCGCCTAATGACAAGGCTGCTATTGACCTTGTATCAACCCTATGCGTGTTCCTTACAGGAACCCTTGCTGGAATTGTATCTGCTAACGGACTAAAGAGTAAGAAGAGAGAAGAAGACAAATGATCCCACTCGCAAAGAGAGCTACACCTGCTGCTATCGCTGTGCTTCGACAAGCTACAGCAATCTGGCCTAAGAGAGTTAAAGCATCTGATGGATTACTTCCATCTGCAGCACACGTCCATCAGAATCCTAACTCAGACCACAACTCAGGACACGCAGTAGATTTAACGCACGATCCTATTGCTGGAGTTAACTGTTCTGTTATCTATTCAGAATTACAGAAAGACGAACGAGTCGAGTACTTGATTTTCAAAGGAAAGATTTGGTCAAAGGCTAAAGGTGAAAACACCTATACCGGTAGTAATAAGCACAACAAGCACCTGCATATATCTATTAAAAAGCAGTGCGAAAACGATACTTCTTCTTGGTTTCCTTGGATGCCAGAGCCATCACCGATAAATAAGGTAAAGGCTAAGGTAACTAAGGTAAAGGCTAAGAAGAAAGAACCAACGAGTCCAAAGGAGTAACAATGGATAAGAAGAAAATACAAGCAATTGTTAGCACATACCTACGTGCAGCAATTGCGGCAGTAATCGCACTGTATCTCGCAGGAGAAACAGATCCTAAGAACCTTGCAACAGCAGCTCTCGCAGCAGTAGCAGGCCCAGTGCTCAAGGCACTAGATCCAAAGTCAACAGAGTTTGGTCGTGGGTCTAAGTAACCCATCAGCGCGAGGCAAACAAGCCCCTGCTCAGGAGAAATCCTGAGTGGGGGCTTTCTTTTGTTTTGTGGGCAGTTTTGCTCATACCCAGGAGCAGCACTCGAACAGACCATATGGATCTGCTCTGGCTAAAAAATACCAGAGTTGCTATCACCTGACAAGTGGGTCTTTAATCGGTGGCAGTTAGCACAAAGAGTTTGTAAGTTAATCGGGTCGTTGTTCCAACGATCACCGTCTATGTGGTCTACATCTAGTTGAGATACGTGTACTGGTATAAACCCACACGTCTCACAGGTGTCTTTTTTGTGGACCGCATAAGGATACTGTGACTTGATTATATTTCTTTTGTATACAGAGATACATCTGTAACGGCTATGCAGTGGATGCTTCGCATCTCTGAGTTTTATTTTAGTTGGGCCACATACAGAACATATGGCAGTACGTTCTTCTTCTTTATGCTCGCTAAGTTTGTGATCCATCTTTATCCACAGGACAAGGTGCGATGGTCAGATTGCCACAGTTGACGCAGGTTGCGTCCAGAAAATACCAGCTGAGTTCGTAATCCTCAAAGGCTGCCATAACGTTAAAGACTTGGGACCCACACGGACATACGTGAAGGGGGCCTAAGCCCCGCAAATCGGCTCCAAACGGCTCAGGAATGCCATCGTAGGGCTTGCGCCTGCGTAGGAATTTCGGCAGGGTTGGTAGACGGAGAAGCACGGTAACCTGTCGGTTACCTACCGTGCGCTCTGAGGAGCGCCCGTACTGCTTATCTCGGCTCACGCCTCGAAGTATAATCCAATCCAAGCCGGTATAAAGTAATAAGGATTTCGTGGCGTGTCGTGATAGACTTCACATATGACAACAATCGCCGGTATACAAGGAGACGGTTGGTGTATGCTTTGCGCCGACTCGCAAATCACAGAAGATAATTTACGAACGATATCCACACGCACGCCGAAGATTGTTACAGTCGGTGAGTATCTCATTGGTATTACAGGCGATGCACGTCCAGGAGATATTCTTGCCTACAACTGGACACCACCTACGTATACCGGTGACGATAAGATTATCTTTATGGGAAAGAAACTCATCCCATCTATGATTCGTGCATTTGAAACACACGGTTACGACTGGGCTAAGCAAGACAAAGATGGTGGCTTTGATTACATCATTGCTTTCGATGGCGAGATATTCCACATCGCTTGCGATATGAGCTTTATATCTAATGACACTGGACGCTATGGCTTAGGTTCAGGTGGACAGTTTGCACTGGGTTATCTGTACTCACTAGGACAAGGTGCGACACGTACACAGGCTGCTGCTATTCAGGTTGTACAAAAAGCAGTAAAGATCGCGTCGGTTCTTGACGTCAATACCAATCCGCCCTTACAGTTGGTGATACAGGAAAGGGTATATGAATGAATAAAACATTGGAGTACGCATTAAGTGAAGCACTTGAAAAGGGTTATCGTGCTGGTCGCATTGGTAACACTTTTGATGAAATGGCATTACGTGAAAGAATTGCTCAAGAAATAGAAACTCATATAGATTCCGATAGTGAAGCGAGAGCTTTTACTCTTGCAGCAGATATAGCGAGAGGTAATAAATGATTAGTGATCCAAAGGAACTGTTACTGACGGTACTGCACGCTAAGGATGCTGGTCGTGACCGCAGTAAGCAGACACAGGTAGGTCCATCAGAGATAGGTGGTTGCCGTCGTAAGGTTTGGTATCGGTTGCAGGGTCAACCTGAAACAAATGATAACCAATCTAAACTCGCTGCCATTATGGGTACTGCTATTCACGCAGCCATTGAAGATGCAATTACAACGCTAGATCCTGAAGGCAAAGATTATTTAGTTGAGACTCAAGTTGCCTACGGTGATTTGAAAGCACACGTTGATTTATATATACCAGCTGTCGGTGCAGTCATTGACTGGAAGACATCTAAGATTAAAAACCTATCGTTCTTTCCGTCAGTGCAACAGCGCTGGCAGGTGCAGGTCTATGGGTACTTGATTGCTAAGAGCGGTAAGGGTATTGTCAACACAGTCAGTCTTGTTGCTATCGCACGCGATGGTGATGAGAAGGATGTCAAGGTACATACAGAAGCCTACGATGAGAAGGTTGCGCTAGAAGCGCTATCGTGGTTGGCTAATGTCAAGGCAATGGAAACAATTCCAGAACCTGAAAAGGATGTAAGTTTCTGCAGACTGTACTGCCAGTACTACGATGAGTCTGGTGAGATGGGATGCGTTGGTCTAAAAAAAGAACGTATAGTCCTTAGTGAAACAATCATTGAGGATACAGAGGTTGACACCAACGCTCTTATGTACTTACAGTTAGATGCAAAGATTAAAGAGATGGAAAAGCAAAAGGATTCCTTGAAAGAATCTTTCGAGGGAGCCACCGGTGTAACAGCTAGTGGTATTGAAATCAGTTGGACTTCGGTTAAAGGCCGCGAGTCAGTTGATTCCAAGGAAGTTGAAAAACTTCTAGGCTTCGTTCCCAAGATAGTTGGCAACGAATCTGTTAGATTAAATATCAAACAAAGTGGAGGAAAGTAAATGGCTGCACCGGAAAGCACGAAGTTTCAGGTTAACTATAAGTTACCTGATGGTTCACTAATTAATCTGTACGCAACAACAACTCAAGAACTAGAAACAGGACTCAATGATCTATCAATGGTTGCTACTCTCATTAAATCAACTCTCGCTGAACTTGGTGGAAGTTCTTACGTGGCTCCTACTACTGCTTCAGTAGCAGCAGCACTGGGTGCAACAGCAGTAACTCCTAGCGGAGCACCAGCGCAGTTAGCTGGTAATACCTGTAAGCACGGTCCAATGGTTTACAAGACTGGTACTTCTTCAAAGGGTGCGTGGCAGGGTTGGATGTGTTCAACTCCTAAGGGCGCACCAGATAAGTGCGATACTATCTGGGTTAGATAAGAAGTGCGGGAGCCGCACGAATACGAAGCTCCCGCGTGTGCTGAGATTGGTGGGGATTTCTGGTTTCCTGAAAGGGATAACGGAAGTAATTCAACAGAGATGCTTTATGCAAAATCAATATGCAAGAGTTGTCCTCATCAATCTGAATGTGCTGAGTGGGGCATACAGAAAGAAACTCACGGCATCTGGGGCGGTTTAGTATTCAAAGAACGCCAGAGAATACGTAGGCGCAGAGGAATTAAGTTACAAGGAGGCAACGTTGCTTGATCTATCCCGTGCTTGGGGCGGTGTGCTTACCAAAGCAACACCGTTACCTGATGTATGGAATGATCTAGCAGTAAAGCAGATTAAGTTCCGAAGGGGACAAGTCTGTATGGTTGCAGCAGCACCTAACGCTGGTAAGTCTATGTTCGCTTTGATATATGCAATGCGGGCTAAGGTACCAACGCTATTCTTCTCAGCCGATACTGACACTACAACTGTAATGATGCGTGCTGCTGCACAAGCATCCGGTCATTCACAGATATCAGTAGAGAGTAACCTCTCTGCTAATACACATTACTACGATCATCACTTCGATAAGCTCAAACATATTAAGTGGGTCTTTGACTCTTCACCTTCATTAGATGATATCGAACTTGAGATTCGAGCATATGTAGAGCTGTACGGAGAATCACCTGAGTTAATCGTTATAGATAACTTAATGAACGTTGCTGCTGAAACAGATAACGAGTGGGCAGGACTACGTGCAATTATGATGGAGTTGCACGATATGGCACGCAAGACTGAAGCGTGTGTGTTGGTACTACATCACGTCTCTGAGCAATCAGAGTACGGTTCACCAACTAATCCACCTGCTCGCCGTGCTATTCACGGCAAGGTAAGCCAGTTACCGGCTCTGATACTGACACTGGGTTACGACCCAGTACAGGGTGAGTTGAAGGTAGCAGCAGTAAAGAACCGATTCGGTCCACATACTGCTGATGGCAAAGACTGGGCTACACTCTTTGTGAACTACGGAGCGTGTCAGATATCAGATAAGAATTCGTTTGGTCAAATGCTGGCTAGAGATGCACGAGCTGGTTATACTGGCGACTACACACCACCAGCTGATACCGAAGAGGATGATATTTATGGGCAATACTGAGATTGCTTATCTTAAAAATCAAATCACGTTAATACGTGAAGAGATGAAGAACCTATTGATTGCACTGCTTGAGTCTGGTCTCATCGAGATCACTGAAGAAGATGGCAAGAAGGTTTATAAGATTAACAAGGTGAAGTAGTGGCTAATCCTAACGGTAGAAAGGGTTCTCAGTTTGAGACAGATGTTATGAAGTGGCTTCGCAAGATGGGAGTTATGGCAGAGCGTCTGACAAAGGCTGGGGCAAAAGATGAAGGGGATATGGTTGTTATCATATCAGGGGAAACTTTCATCCTAGAACTCAAGAATCGGGCAACCCTTTCCTTGCCTGAATTCTGGAGAGAAGCTGAGGTTGAGGCGCTTAACTACGCTAAGGCTCGTGGTATTGGGGAAGTACCACTGCACTATGTGATAGTTAAGCGTCGCAACTCCAGCATAGAATCTGCGTGGGTTATACAGGATCTAAAGCAGTGGTTAAAGGAGAAGCAATGAATAGATGGGGACATACACCGATTGAAAACATTGCTTACGCTTTACTTAAAATATCCGAAACACTAGAGAGAATGGAAAATAAAATGCCAGTACCAGATGGTGAAATCACCACATCAGAAATCTTTGCAGCAGAAGAAGCACAAGATATCGAAGACTTTGATATTGTCTTTGAGATGAACGAGGACAAGGTTCCTTTTGAGGATGTCAAAGAAGAGTTAGGATTACCAGATGTTAACGAAGGATAAAATCTATTTTAGAATAATGGAATTAATGATTGATAAAGAAACCGAAGAAACTCCATACACAGATGAAATGATTAACGCATACAACTGGGGATTAGCACACGCTAATATGATTGTTAGCGGTGGGCAGGTAGATGCAATAAAGGAAATGCGATGATCTGCCTGAACTGTCGTAAAGCTGGTGAGGAGAACTCACTAGGTCATCTTAAACGCGCTACCAACTGGCACGAGAAGTGTGAGTACGAAGGAGACTGCGGATGTCAACACAAGGTTGGTCCAGGATGGTTCGTAACAAAGGGTTCAAAGGTTCCGTTGATGCAAACGCAATCCCCATAGCAGTAATCGTTGCTCACTATGGAGGACAAGTAAGAGAAGGTAAGAACGTCAAGGTATCGTGCGTAATGCACAATGACCTGCACGGTTCAGCTGTTATAGATACAGTGAGCAATTTATACTTTTGCCACACCTGCGGTAAAGGCGGTAACGCCGTTAATATGGTGTGCTTAATGGAGAATATGGAGTTCAACAATGGCCTCAAACGCGCAATCGAAATTGCTACTGGAAGCGGCGCAGAGATACGCACAGGAAATAAGTCCAGAGGCTCTAGCCGCACTAGGAGAACGTGGGATATCTGAGGTAGTTGCTGCTCGCTATATGCTCGGTACTGTTACCGATCCTATGAACGGACACGAACTACAAGAGGGTTGGATATCTATTCCATACTTGACTGCACTCGGTCACTGCGTTGGCTTTAAGTTTAGACGAATAGATGATGGCAAACCTAAGTACGGTTCACCTACCGGACAGAAGGCTCACCTCTATAACGTTACCGATATTACTTTGATGTCACCATACATACTGGTATGTGAAGGTGAGCTAGATACCATCATCGCATCTGGTGTACTAGGTATACCAGCAGTAGGTGTACCTGGTGTACAGGCTTGGAAGTCACACTATCCAAAACTATTTGGTGGCTATGACACAGTCTTTGTTGTTGGTGATAATGACATTAAAGAAGATGGCACCAATCCTGGTGCTGAGTTTGCTAAGCGTGTCGCAAATGATGTAATGAACTCACAAATAGTAACATTACCCCCAGGTATGGACATAAACGACTATTACCTGACTAACGGTGAGGTCGCTACACGGGCGCTTCTAACAGGTGAGAAGGGTGAGTAGAGACGAATGGATGAGAATGTTACAGACTTTGCAGCATATGGGCTTTCAGATCTTAGAGTCGGATTACCAAAACGAACAGGTGTTAATCAGACCAACACCGACGCGATAAGCAATGAGTTTATTACCGATGTATGGCGCATCTTGGATACAGCAGGCAATCTTCTCATTAAAAAACACCACGATTACGGTCCTAAGAACATCAGCCTTAGTCCAGGTGGACCTCTTAATGGTCTGCGTGTACGTATGTGGGACAAGGTCGCCAGAATTAACAACCTTATTGATTCTAACGTTAACCCTAGCAATGAATCTCTGCGTGATAGCTTCATTGACCTTCTAAATTATTCTGCTATTGCAATGATGGTACTCGATGGAACGTGGCCCGACGAATGATTAAACTACCTGATAAAAAATATAAAATCATTTATGCAGATCCACCTTGGAGTTATCAAGACCCATCTGCAAATCGAGGCGGAGCAATTCGCCATTATCCAACAATGAAAAAAAGTGACATTGAAGCATTACCTATTAACGATATTGCAGATAAAGATTCTGTTCTTTTTTTATGGACTACAATGCCAAAGTTGGAAGAATCATTTGATTTAATTAAAGCGTGGGGTTTTGAATATAAAACTTGTGCTTTTGTTTGGGTCAAGCGCAATAAAATTGCACCCACTTGGTTCTGGGGTATGGGTAGATGGACTCGTTCCAATGCTGAATTATGTCTTTTAGCGGTTCGTGGTAAGGGAGTAACGAGATTAAGTGCAGCTGTTCATAGCATTATTGATGAACCAATAGAACAACATTCCAAGAAACCAAATCTTGTTCGTAATAAAATTATTGAACTGGTGGGGGATTTACCACGAATAGAATTGTTTGCTAGACAAACCGCAGAGGGTTGGGATTCTTGGGGCAATGAGGTATGACTGACATACATCCAATCATCAATGATCTGGTACCAGCAATGGCTAACAGTATCTTTCAACAGTTTAAGTTATACGTTGAAGCAGATGATGTACGTCAAGAGTGTTTAATGTGGGCTATGTCCCGCACAGATTATATTAACGAGCAGTTAAACGTAGAAGATAATGAAGAGCGTAAGCATAACGAACAGCGTATAGCGTGGCAGATGAGGCGTGTAGCAGAGCGCTACGCACGCAAGGAGAAGGCTGCTAAGGCTGGCTATCACATCACCGATGAGGTTTACTACGAGAGTGCAACTGTTGCTCAGCTTCTACCCTTTGTTATTGCATCCATCATAGACGGTACAGTATTAGAGCAGGCACAAGAGATGATCCGTGACGGGCAACCGAAGGGGTCATCTAGTCCGGCAGAAGGTGGCAACCTACTTGCTATGTTATTTGATATTAAGAATGCTTTCTTAAAGTTAGATGAGAAGCAACGCACGATACTTACCTACCGTTATCACGAGAACTTTACCTTTGCACAGATGTCTATGATATTAGAGTGCGCCGTATCTACTGCTGACCGCAGGTGTAACAGTGCGATGCGTAAGTTACTTGTTAAACTAGGTGGTGACTCACCATTCAGATAATGAAAGAGTCGGATCTCTTTGAGTTTCTTAAACAAGATATCTACCCTGACTTAGTCAAGAGTGAGGGTACCTATGATGCCTTTGACTGTATCAGTTACAAGGCTGGTCACTTCATTGAACTTAAATGCAGGGTTACACACTACTCAGACCTGCTCATTGAGCAGATTAAGTATCGCAAGCTAATAGAACTAGCAGTGCAGTACAACCTGCTTCCGTTCTACATTAACTCCACTCCTCTTGGCATCTACTCCTTTGATATCAACGAGATACCAGAGCCAGAGTGGGTGACTCATCTGATGCCAGCGAGTACAGAGTTTGATAACAGAAACAAGGTACCAAAGGTGGTTGGTTACTTGGAGATAAGTGAGGCTATTAAACTATAATGTTAGTATTTGATTTCTTTTCAGGAACTGGTAGTTCTACACAAGCATTCAAGGATGCTGGTCATACAGTCATTACCTTTGAATTAGATGATTTCTTTGAGGCAACTGAACACGTTGACGTGTTTAATCTTAATGCAAAAGATTTAATAAATAAATATGGACAACCTGATTTTGTATGGGCATCACCACCTTGCACAGCCTTTAGTGTTGCATCAATGGGACACCATTGGGGCGGTGGTGTCAGAGCCTATGAACCGAAGACTGAATCAGCTAAGGTAAGTCAGAAGTTGGTTGCACATACACGCAAACTTATTGCTGACCTTAATCCTACTCAGGGATGGTTGATTGAAAATCCTAGAGGTATGTTACGTAAGTTACCGGTAGTTCAAGGACTACCACGTACAACTGTTAGTTACTGTACTTATGGTGATAGTCGTATGAAACCTACTGATTTGTGGGGAATAGTTCCTAACTGGACTCCACGCACTATGTGCAAGAACGGTATGCCTTGCCACGAGGCCGCTCCACGTGGGGCTAAGACTGGTACACAAGGACTCAAAGGAGCAAGAGAACGTTCACGTGTTCCTTATGCTTTAGGTAAAGAGATACTTGATTCAATTGAAGGAAAGTTATGATTTATGATTACAAGTGTGATACCTGCAAGTGTGAGCTAAGCGTTGAGCGTAGCATCCACGCTGAGGTTAACGCACCTATCTGCTTTGACTGCCATACTCCTATGGATCGTGTCTATGGTGTAGGTGGTATCAAGTTCAACGCACCTGGTTTCTACTCTACTGGAGGTTGATATGACTGACTATCCTAATTGGTTTGCTACCAGTGCAATAGATAACTTTGCTACCTATCTGGTACAAGATAAAGGTTTGCCTGATCTAAAGTATCTTCAGCTCGGTGCCTTCACTGGCGATGCCAGTGTGTGGTTGATGGAGAATATACTTACAGACCGTTCATCTCACTTGCACGATGTTGATACGTGGGAAGGTAGCGATGAGATGGACCATAAGCCTATGGACTTTGAAGATGTACATAAAACATACTTAGAAAAGACTTGGCGTTGGCAAAACGATGGCAGTATTTATAAGTATCGCAGTACTACTATGTACTTTCTACTATCGGAAGAGCGTAAAGAACAATACGATTTCATCTACATTGACGCAGACCATACAACTGCTGGTGTCTTACTCGATGCTGAACTAAGCTGGCCCTTACTCAAGTCTGGTGGCATTATGGCTTTTGATGATCTCACGTGGGGCGCTGACTTGCCTCCCTCTCAATCTCCTAAAGCTGGTATCCTTCTCTTCGCTGAGCGTCATAGCAAAGAGTTTGACTTGATAGTTTCTAACACTCAGTATTGGATTAAGAAAAAGTAAAACCACACTGGAAGGCAAGTAACAGTGTGGTTTTACTGGGCCGAATGAAGTAGGCTAGATAAGTGTATCAACTATCCCCTGGATAATCCACTCAACTACTGGTACTGCCACCGCGTTTCCCATCTGCTTATACCTAGCTGAGTCGGACTGACTAGCAGTCCAATCATCAGGAAAACCCTGCAACCTTTCACACTCTAGCGGTGTGAGGCGGCGTACTTGTTTTTCCATCATTACTCCTGTTGATTGTTTAGTTCCTGCCCTAAGTGTGTGATGAGTATCAGAAATACTGTCATTAAACTCATCGTAAGCAACTGCCATACCATTTCCATTCCTTCGTAATGTTGGAGATACTTCTTCGCTGGGTTGCGGATCAAGTCCTTGGGTATGGCTAAAAACCATTGGCATATTATTTCCACCTGTTCCCATACGTGCTTGTAATGTATTAATTACTCCACCTTGTAGGCGTACATCGTCCACTCGATTACCATAAAAGATAATAACAGTGCTTCGTATGTCGCCATTATCAAAAGCATTTAATGTGGGCATTACCCCCCCCTCAATCCACGTTTCGTAGTCTTCGTCATTCTGTGCTCGCCTACTCTTTGTGAACCACAAGTTTATTCTCCTGGACGTATTGATTACCTACACCTTTATAGTCACGTGCCTGAAGAGTTCCAACAACTACATTGTCTTCAGGTCTTTTGTATGTAGTAGCAGTAAGAGTTGCTACTCCTTCTGTGTACTTTGCGAAGCCTGTTTGACCAAAGCTTCTTGCAGTACTGGTGGCAGTGTCTTGCCCCGTCTGTTTGCTCTGCGAAGAATCCCTTCGCAAGCCTTCTGACTTAAAAAGTATTTCGGCTGGACTTCCTGAGTCAAGAGAACGTCTGCCAACGATGAAGACACGACGCCTGCGCTGGGGTACTCCGAAGTACTGAGCATCAAGCACACGCCATCCGACAGAATACCCGAGGTCGGCCATCGTCCCGAGGACGACTCCAAAATCTCTTCCTTCGTTACTTGATAGCAGACCAGGGACGTTTTCGAGGATGAAGTACTCGCTTTGCGCTTCGTCCACAATTCTTGCAGCTTCCCAGAAAAGCCCGCTTCGTGCGCCAGCAAGACCAGCCCTTTTGCCAGCGACTGAGAGATCTTGGCAGGGAAATCCTCCTGCAATAATTCCTTTGCTTGGGTTAAATCCTGCTCCAATTAAGTCACTTCCTTTCACTGTAGTTACATCATCAAATTGTTTTGCGTTAGGGAAATGCTTTGCCAGCACTTCATTACATTTCTTATCTATCTCAACAGAGGCTACAACTTTTACACCGTTGCGTTCCATAGCTAGGTCAAAGCCACCTACTCCAGCAAATAGTGATACACCGGTAATCATTTAGTACCAGCCTCGTCTGTCTGAGTGGGCAAGAGCGCGGCACGCACTGCCTCGATAGCGGTGTTCAAGGTATCGTATACCGTGAAGGATTTGTAATTCAGGTTCTCGACTACGCTCTCTAAGGAGTTGAGCAATTCCGAAAGCTGTTGATTTTGGGTTGTCTGCGAAGTGGTCAAGCCTGCTCTCACGGGTCCAAAGTGAGATAAGGCAGGCTCGCTCTCTTTTACTGTATCCAAGTGCTCGTGAGTAACTAACGATAAGTGTCTTGTTCTCACGCTTCTCCTGCATTGTTGCTTTGGTTTTGATTACTGGAACTGTTGGTTTGCGATGTGTAAAGATCGTCTGCACCTGTGGCGCGGGTGTGAACACCCACACTAAGACCAGTACTACCGCTAAGATCAAGCCACTTTTTACCTTGTTGCTCATCAAACTGCCTTTCTACCGCTAAGAGTTCTTTATAGGTATCGGGGTAGGCGTGAGCCAACCTGGCAAGAGCACGATCTCTTGCCCTTCTGTAGTTGCGATGTTGCACAGCTCGCCTTGCGGCTTGGGCTATTCTCTTCTCCAACTCATCAGTCATTAAGTTTGTCCTCCACTATTAACACAAGGTAGAAGAGTACCATTACGCCAATGATTCCCAGTATCATAGGACACCTGCCAGGGTAGCAAAGACAATTTTTGTAATGTCTAAGGGTTGACCTACCAACATAGCGTCCTCTCCCTCTGCGTCCCACCCCGATACAAGCAGGCGTGAGTTCATACGGCTACGACGTAACCAATTAACGGCTTCTATAGGGTCATTACCGCCCCAAATTGCACCGCCTTCCTCATCTACTACCTCATAAAAGGTGAATACAGGCGATGTCTTTGGATGGAAACTAATTACCTCACTCATTGTCCTTACCCTCTCTCTCATTCGTGATACCTACACGGCTAAGCGCATAGACCATACGTTCCAAGTTCTTCATTGCGCCAGCGGCATCAGCTTGTAGCAACTGATCCATTGCCACTTTCTCGCAAAGTTGTGCTTTGGCCTGCCAGTATTCTTTTGTTGGTTCGCTCACTTGCTCTCTCCTTTATTTCCAGGGCGAGTGGACAACCTCATTGTCCCACCCGCATTTGTGGCAACGAAACCAGTAAGTCCCGTTGTAGTTTTCATAGTCCTCATTCTCTGCCTCGCACCCATCATAGGTGCAGATTACTGCCATTAGTTGCCCTCTATTTCGTAAATCTTACAGATTTCCATAACAGCGTCGTTTAGATCTTGCGTTAAACGTGCTATCTCTCTCTCATCTAATTTATTTACCATTTCACTAGTTACTAGTGAGGTCCATACATTATCCATTTGCCTTCTCCTTCTCTCTCGCCCTCTCACTCTAAGAGGCCGCCTACTGGTGGTAGGCTACCACACACCGACCCGACAAAGCCGGTGTGCGATAGTCAAACGCCAGGAAATTCTCTCTCTTGTCTGCCTGCTTTACAGCTTGACGCATTCAAGCATTGATCCCCAACACCACCCCGACGGCGTCGCCCATAAATTGGCGGTTACCTGCCAAAAGCTCCACGCCGCAAGAATCAAGACGAACAGAATCAAGACCGCCCGCGCCCTCTTTCCTCTTTTGGTTAGCATTTGGCCCCCCACATTCTCGCCAATTCTTGCGCCGTTATTGGGCGGTTTGCCTCTTCTGTTTGTGCGTAGCAATCAACACACAGACCCGCGGGAAAGACCGCCAAAGGGTCAATTTCTGTCTTGCATTGTGTGCACTGTGTCATTAGTTGCGCCCCTGTCGGTCTAGTTGGCATCCGTGGCAAGCACAGGCTTTAATCTTGTTGTGAGCCTCATCCGATACCATAAAAGCCCCCGCCTTTTTTCCGTTATCTTGTGCAATTGAATCGATTAAATTTCCATACTTACACCACAAAGAAACGGCGTATTCGCGCCCGTCTTGAATGTCCCAACCTTTGGCGCGGGTTTCTTTGATTGCCACGCCCCGACTCTCACCGAAGAATGTCCAATCCGTAATTCGTGATCGATGAAATGTGCGGTTACTAGGTGAGAAATAATGCCCGTTTAATTCAGATACTAAGCCCTCCCAATAGAGACGATTTAGATCCTTTGGGTAGTTTCTGCATCCGTTACAGGTACAAAGAAACTCTTTCTTTTCTGTTTGCATTGCCTTGCCTTTCTTGTCGGTTTCTGATGGCCATCATCAGGCGTGGATCCACCACACGACGCCCCAAAGGGGGCGTTTCGGCCTAGTTGTGGAGAAATCCCGAAGGCTTTTCCAATGTATCGATGAGCAGATAGCCAAAGTATTCTTCCAATTCGGCAGCACTCATCAATTGAGTCTCAGGGGCGTTTGCTCTCACTAAATAATCGTGTACCAAAGACCAAAGAGTGGAAACAGCCTCTTCTTTGATGTCTGAGCTTGAGTAGATTGGGTACCTTGTACCCTCACAAATTGCGATGTATCTCATTATTTCCCCTCCTCGTTTAGATAAACGAAAATGTTTTCTGTTGTGTAATCCTCGTCATTTCCTGATTCATCCACAGGCTCATTAATCTGTAAATAAAGAAGATCCAACATTTGGCTTATTTGTGCAGGTGTTATTGCCTTGTCTGTCTTGAATGAGATTCTTCCTTCGTATTGCATTACTTTGCCTCCTTAGCAACTACAAAATAGAGTGAATGATCATCTACAACAATAAAGCCGTTATCGATAAGGGCGGCAATGGCTTTGTTTAGGATTTCTTTTGCCTCTTCTTGTGTGAATTTTTGGCCGTTGTATCCGTGGGTAAATTCAACAGTAAATTTGCCCGTTGATACTTTTATGTAACGAGGGCGCAAGGTGCGAGGATTTTTGTTATACGATGTTGACTTTTCGATTACCTCAACACCTGAGTAGTAAGCATAATTTCTTGTGATGTCGCGTAAAACACTTTTGCCGCCCGCGACTTTTTTGTAACGGACAATGTTTGCTTTACGTAAAATGCCTGCAATTTGTTGCTTAGTTACTGTTGTGTCGTATTCCATTTGTTGCCTCCTTATGGGCTTGTCGATTCCCACAAAGAAAGCATAGCACAGAATGTGGGTGTCTACCCCATACAAGACACGCAAGGATTGCGGCCATTTTTGGCCTGATTGATCAAACAGCCCCACCGGTCCGTGGAGGTGTTTTCCTGGTCAGGGTCGGATCCTGTTTGGTCTGCCGGTCACAGCGACAGGCCAGGCCACGAGCTTTGCGGCGGTTTGGGGTTGGTCTGTTGGGTTGGTTGGCAGGGTCTGAATGATCATTCGGCCATTACTTAATCGGCTAGCAGCTCGCTACTTAATGAGATGTTATTGGGTTTAGGGGCGCCGTTAAGTTAGTAACCCGCAACCGCTTACCTTACTGCTAACCCTCTGCCGTACCGCACAATTTAGGCGTGGCAATACCCTGTAAAGCGCAATAACCGACCCCCCTATGCTTAATTTATTTGCGCGGTGGTGTATATACCCATTATAAATATTTTTCCTAAAGTGAAATGGTGATCTAGTAAAACCGCAGGTCAGCTACTACAATACTGTGATGTGTACCACAAATATAAAATATTTTTTACCAATGCGGGAAATGGTCTAAATTTCCTGCCTTCTATATAGTAGGGGCTGTAAGTGAGGACAGCCCCGAATGATGCGCTTCGCTGCCGCTACGCGAGTCCCCTAAGGACGAGCTAGC